CGTGTTCCTGCGTGACTTCGATCTCGCCGCCGCTATCAGCGACACGGAGCGCGTCAAAAAGCAGCGGGAGGCCCTCGCACAGCGCGACGCCGCAGAGGCGTCCCAGAAAGCCGCAGGAGCGACTTTCACACAAGATAGTGTAAACACTCGACCACAAAGTGAAAAAGCCCACACAGAGCCACAGGGCGCGACGGAGCGGATCATGGTCGTTGATTTTCGCGTCAGAGTGACCCGCGCACAGCTCAAAGCCCTCGGCGACTTCATGCGGGAGCACGACATCAAGCCCGAACGGCTGTAAACACGAAAGGAGCCCTTTTATATGGCAGTAAATAACTCATTGACCACCCAGCGCACCGGCGGCAAGCCCCAGACGTTCAGCGCGTTCCTCACCTCGGACGCGATCAAAAACCGAATCAACGCAATGGTGGGCGGCAAGGACGGCCAGCGCTTCATTACCTCGATCATTTCCGCCGTCAGCACCAACCCCAGCCTGTCGGAGTGTGAGCACTCCACGATCCTCTCCGCCGCTATGCTCGGCGAGAGCCTGAAACTGTCCCCCTCGCCACAGCTCGGCCAGTATTACATGGTGCCGTTTAAGGACAACAAGCGCGGCATCAAGGTCGCGCAGTTTCAGCTCGGCTATAAGGGATATATTCAGCTCGCGATCCGCTCCGGCTATTACAAAAAGCTGAACGTCCTCGCCATCAAAGAGGGTGAGCTGGTGAAGTTTAACCCTCTGGAGGAGGAGATCGAGGTCAACCTCGTGGACGACGACGCCCGGCGCGAAACCCTCGACACAATCGGCTATTATGCCATGTTCGAGTATCAGAACGGTTTCAAAAAAGCCATGTACTGGAGCCGGGAAAAGATGATGGCCCACGCGGACAAGTACAGCGCCGCATTCAGCGCCAAGGCATACCGCGATCTGCTCGATGGCAAGATTCCCGAGAAAGACCTCTGGAAATACTCCTCGTTTTGGTACAAGGATTTCGACGGTATGGCCTACAAGACCATGCTCCGGCAGCTAATCAGCAAGTGGGGCATCATGTCGATCGAGATGCAGAACGCCATGGAAAAGGATATGGCGGCCATCCACGAGGACGGCACTGTCGATTATGTGGACAACTCCCCGGAACCCACACCCGAAACCAACACGGCGCCCCCTGTGATCGAGGTCGATCCCTCCACCGGGGAGGTCGTGGACGACGATCCCACCGCCGGCTTTTTCGCCGAGCACTGAGAAAGGAATTTGAATTATGAATTTTTACGATAACGCCGCCGCCGTCCGCTCCAAGATCGAAAAGGCGCTGGCTGACAAGCACCTCGTTCTGTCCATCCGCGAAACCTACCCGATTACCATGATCATTTCCCAGAGCCAAGCCCCGGAGGATCAGATGGCTATCCTCGGATTCGGCGAGGATGGCGCCTCCAGCGTCGACGCCTCCCTGCAGTTTGTGTTCGACGTGGAGGGCATGAAAGTCCTCACATACAACCGGCTTATAATCACTGACGCCTTTATGACCACGCTGCGCGGTCTGGCGAAGAAATGGCACACGGCTTACATCCACGCCTTTTTCGCGGCGCACAACGCAGCGGCCAAGGCTATCAGCGAGGACGCCGGCGAGGATGCTCCCAACGAGGAGGAGATCGAGGCCGTCACCCCGGACGATTTCCCCGAGGAGGGCGTCGATCCCTTTGAGGATTTCATGGACGCCCCCGAGGAATGGCCATAAAACCAGCGGGGCGGGGCCTCCCGCTCCGCGAGAAAGTGAGGTGCTACCATGGCGGAGCCGAAATATTACTGGCTAAAGCTGCAGGATGATTTTTTCAAGAGTAGACGGATCAAGAAAATGCGAAAGCTCGCAGGCGGCGACACGTTCACGATCATCTACCTGAAAATGCAGCTTGTCGCCATGAAAAAGGGCGGCGTTCTGGAATACACCGGGCTCGAAAAAACTTTTGCTGACGAGCTCGCTCTTGAACTGGACGAAGACCCGGACAACGTCGCTATTACGGTTAGTTTCCTGTTGAACTGCGGACTTCTGGAGGAAACGAGTGCAACCGAGTATTTTGTGCCTTATGCGGTGCTGAATACCGGCAAGGAAAGCGCCTCGACGAAGCGGGTCAGGGAACACAGGGAGCGCAAAGCGTTACATTGTAACGTCGATGTAACGCCGGTGAAACAACCTTGTAACACAGAGAAAGAGATAGAGATAGAGGAAGATAAAGAGGGAGAAATAAATAAAGGCGCGTCGGACGAGCCGCCGCTCCCTACACCACCCCCGACAAAGGGGATCGACTTCGGTTCTTTATCTCCTCGAATGATCTCCGTGGTGGAAAAGTGGCTGCAGTACAAAAAGGAACGGCGCGAAAGCTACAAGCCGACCGGCCTCAATGCCCTGATCTCACAGATCGAGAATAATGTGGATCGCTACGGCGAGGACGCGGTGATCGAGCTGATCGCCTCCTGTATGGCTGCCAACTGGCGCGGGATCATCTTCGACAAGCTCAAGCAAAAACAGCAGGCCCCACGGGGCGGCTCTGGCGGCCAATCCGGCAACATCTTTGCCGAAATGCTCAACGAGGGAGGCGGTGCCTTATGACGCGGGAGGAAACGCTGGCGATCATGTCGGTGCTCAAAGCGGCCTATCCGAATTTCTATAAGGACATGAAGCGCAGCGAGGCCGACGGCATCGTAAACCTCTGGGCGGCCATGTTCGCAGACGAGCCGGCCGATATGGTGGCGGTGGCCGTAAAGGGCTACATCGCCACCGATGTCAAAGGATTTCCGCCTCACATCGGGGCCATAAAAACCGCCATCGTCAAGCTGAAACAGCCCGAGGAAATGACCGAGTTCGAGGCGTGGGCCCTCGTGGAGCGGGCGATCCGCAACGGCATATATGGAGCCGTGGAGGAGTTTGAAAAGCTCCCGGAGATCGTCCAGCGCCTTGTGGGCTCCCCGAATCAGCTCAAGGAATGGGCCATGATGGACGCCGAGACGGTCAGCAGCGTGATCGCGTCCAACTTCCAACGCTCCTATAAGGTGCGGGCGAAGAATGAGCGGGAACAGCTCGCCCTCCCGGCCGACGTCCGGCAGGCGGTGGAGCAGATCGCGGCGGGCATGACCATGCCGGCCCTGACAGATGGAGGCAAGGAACTATGAAAGGCGTTATTTTAGACCTCTGCGGCGGCACAGGATCATGGTCGAGGCCGTGGGAGGCCGCAGGGTATGAGGTGCGCGTCCTGACCCTGCCGGAGTACGACGTGCGGGACATACGAAAAACCGCCATCCTTGGCGAGCCGTGTCTGTGGCTCGAAAACAGATGCAAGACCGGCCCGGAGCGATTCGAGGCCCTGCCCATTTCCCGCGTCGTCGGAATCCTCGCGGCTCCGCCCTGTACTGAGTTTTCCGTCCTCAACTGCAAAGCGGAGGCAAGAGAACGAGACGAATCTGCGGGCATGGAAATCGTCGAGGCTTGCATGAGCGTGATAAAAGCCTGCTCCCCTGCGTGGTGGGCCTTGGAGAATCCCCGGGGGTATCTGAGGAAGTATTTAGGCAAGCCGCGCCTGACTTTCCAGCCGTGGCAATACGGCGACCCTTGGACAAAGGCCACGGACATTTGGGGCGACTTCAATATCCCCGCCGCAAGGTTTGACCGGTGGGAGGATGTCCCGAAACTGCCGCTTTATACGCGGCCAGGCAGGGGCAAGCCAAATTTCGCATTTCTTCATAAAAGCGCATGGGAGAGCATCCCGCAGCTCTCATATCACAAGCCGGAGACGGACGCAGAATTCCGAGCCATGACCCCGCCGGGGTTTGCGGCGGCGTTCTTTGAGGCGAACCGAGGGAGGGAGGCCGCAGATGGCTGAAATCCAGTACACCATTAAGCTCCCGCCGATCACCAAAAAGAACAGCCAGCAGATTATGACCAACAAAAAGACCGGCCGGCCGTTCATCATGCCCTCGGCGAATTACAAAAAGTATGAGCGGGAGGCGGCGCGGTTTCTGACCCCGCGCCCGCCCCGGCCCATCGAGTGCTCTCTCAATATTAAGTGTCTGTTTTACCTGCCCACCCGGCGGCGGACAGACCTCACCAACCTGCTCGAAGCGGTGGACGACATTCTCGTCGCCGAGGGGATCATCGCTGACGACCATTATGGCATTGTTACCGCCCACGACGGCAGCCGGTGCCATTATGACAAGCTGAACCCCCGGACGGAGATCACCATCACCCGCCTGCCAGCGGATGAACAACTGAAAATGCTTTAGGAGGCAAGACCATGAGCAAAAAACCTGAATACGGCCCCTGTGCTTTCACATTCTGCGCCGACGGCTGCAGCCGGTGCGGATTCAATCCCAAAGAGGCGGAGCGCCGCAAGCTCCTGTTCCACGAGAACGGCCTCACCCAGCAGGGCTACACCAGACGTTTGATTATTACCGGGAGGAAAAAGAAATGAGCGGCTTTACTTATAGCATCATCGTGAGCGACCGCGACCCCATGAGCGGCCAGCCGGGGAATTGCCTCGAGTTTAAGGAATCCAATTACCGCCGCGCCCACAAGCGCATGGAGGACGCCATGAGCCGGGGCTATTTCGTGAGCTGCTGCCGGACTTCCATCCCCTTTGTATGGGAGCCGATCCCGGAGGAGCCGCCCGCCAAACACGCACGCAAAAAGAAATAAAAAGGAGGTTCGTCATGGAGTGCGCTGACTGTTACAAATACCGCCTCTGTTGGTACTGCGCCAAGGTATTCGGCTGCAGAAAGGAAAAACCGGACGAACCAAGCGAGGAGGCGCCAGAGGGTTGCTTCAAATGCGACCGGGAGAAATGCCCGAAAGAAAAGGAGGCCAGAGAATGAGCAGTAAAAGCAAAAAGCGCAAGCCCGAAATGAGCCTCTCGAAAGCTGTCACCATAAAAGACGAGTACGACGTGGAGGTGGTTTACTAATGAGCAACGAGTGCATGAGCCTGCCGACATGGGGCGTTGTTCCCATAGACGACCATTTCGGCGAGATAATCAATTATGCGGTGCGCTACGCCCTCGGACGCCGCACCTATGCCGCAGGCAGCACGGCCAGCTATGTGGAGCGGCTCGTCCCGCAACTCAACGACCTCACCCTCCGGGTGATCGAGAACGACATCGCGAGCAAGCGCAACCTCGGCGATTCATGGGACGAGGAGGCATGGTTTCGGCTTTTGGCTATCGTTCGCAAAGAACGGAAAGAGAGGCAGCGCCGTGGATGACGCGACCTATACGTTCATACAAGACTCAAAAGAAAAAAAGGCCATCGGCCGAGGCGCAAGGTATCGCGTGTGCGGCAGCAAATCGAAGCGCTGTTCTCTTCCGTCTGACGGAATGACGCACGCACAATGGAAAAGGAGTAACGGGCCTGTGATAACCTACAATCTCAGCAAACCCATGAGTTATGCACAATTCAAGGCGCTTCCCGAAAACGTGCAAAAGGAATACCTGACCGACCTGCTCGTTTTATACGGAGGCTCAAATATAAGCATCGGCGAAATGTTCGGCGTATCACATTGTAGCGTTTCGGCGCTCAAAAAAAAGCTCGGGATCACCGTCAAGAACGGCAAAGCCCGCAGGTCTGTGCGGGAAATGGAAACATGGGAAAAGTTTATTTCTCAGGAGGACAGGGAGCCGGTCGAAGATATTCCAAC